GCGTTTGCCTTTCGTAACATAACCTGCGTTAGCCAATGCCCGACCGATCGCACTCGTTTCGCAGTTCTCAAGAGCGCTCGTAGAATTAACTCCTCGCGTTGAGACTGTCTCCTCTGCATAGCCAGTTGTCCAAGCCTGTGCATCAACTTCAGTTCGATAAACAGCAGCCTTAACAATAAATCGCTGAAGCGTTGACTCAACCAAAGTAGTTTCAATTCGACCATCTGGGTGTTCCTTCCAGAACTTAACTAGGCGTTCTTCTACTGTCTCATAATCTTCAAGATTAAACATATTGCTCATTCTCCTCTGTGTGCAGTTGCGCTGCTATGCTGGTATATGCGACTAGATCCACATAGGTGTCAGTTTTGGCCGTCTCCATGCTTCGGGCTATTTTGACAAGTGCCATGCACATCGCGACTTGGTAATCAGTAACCGGCATTTCCAGATAACTCGACCAGAGGGCAGCCGTTCTTGCCATGTTGTCAGTTGGGTGACCGTAGTCCAGACCTCTGTCTTGGATAGTTGCTCTTGCTTCGTTGAGATAGTCTCTAGCATTCATCGGCCGACCTGCTCAAGTTGACGAGCGATCTTACGAGCTGCAATACGACCCTTAATCTTGCCATGCTCGAAGCCTTTGCCATAACCAAAGCCAAAGCCAATTAACATGCCTACTGCTATCGATAAAGTAATTGCTATATCTGCGTTCATTTACTGCCCTTCTAGTGCGCCCTTCGCACCTTCTTGGCATAAGTGTTGCATAAATATCTGACTATCTGACGGTGTGTTGATAACGAAACGGTAACAATTCTCCATCGTCCATCGCATCATCGATCGTGCGCCTTATGTCGTTATCTAGATCGTCCATAACGCCGACCAGCAACCACGAATGTGCCGTCCTTCTCGATGTTAATTAGGGTTACTTGGCTATCCTCAACGATAATAAAAGCCTGCTGCCAGTTCATAGTTCCCTTGGTATAGCCAGCCTTACGGATATCCATGAGATGCCCGCCTTCTACGCCACGCAGAATACGCCCTATTTTGCCCCCAGAAGCCTCTGTAAAGGCCGATACGCCCGCTCTGTGAGTGTGACCGCAGACCACGCTTAAACCGTGCCTACGAGCCGCTCCAAGGGCTGTAAGACCCGCGTTAGGATTTATGCCCTGCTCGTCTCCGTGGACTGCTACCCAGCCCTTAGCAAAGGCGTATGGCTTCTTATGATAGGTAATCCCTAATTCATCTAAACGCATGAAGCGCTCAAAGCGTAACTCTGGCAATGCCAAGAACGCTGGGATCTTTTTCATGATCACATTGTAAAGACGGTCTGTGTGATTAGAACGGATCATATGAGCCTCTTTAGAATGCTCGACCAAAGACCAAAGAACCTCGACCGCTTGGTCTCGATCCTCAGCTAGTGTCTGCTCGTACCAGCCCGGTGTATTTTCTGTCCATCGACTGATCTGCGGGAGATCGATTTCATCTCCAAGTGTAATAACGCTATCTGGACGGTATGCCTTAATAAAACTTGCAACATTGCGGACAGCAACTTCATCGTGATATGGAACCTGTAGATCTGGAACGATTACAGTTCTTTTCATTGTTAATCCTCATCGTCATCATCGTATGGGATCTCGCCGGGCAAGTTAGGAAGCCAGTTAGGTGTTGGCAAGATAGTGGCAGGATAAGTTAAAGGTTCAAGCAAAATAGCCAGAGACATCTCTGGTGAGAAACCTGCTCGTCTTAGCGATTTGTAATACTCATTTAGCCCGATGCAGTACTGATCGAGCATAGAGTAAGCCTCTAAGTCGATAGCCTTCTTACGCGCCATGATTAAATTATCGCTCTAAGAGTATGTTGTAGATCTCATCGACACGCGTATTGAGTCGCTTAATCTCCGACAGCAAGTGCGTGATCACATAACCAGCCAAGCCACCCACTATCGCAAGAGTAGCAATATAAAGATTTAGGAGGTCTGTCTGTGTCATCGTTTAGGTGTCGCATATCCAAAGACCCCAGCAAGAACAGCCCAAAGGATCGAGCGATAGTCTGCTGCGAAGTTAGAAGCTGCCCAAGCAGATAAGAACGCACCTGCTGTAAGTAGGTAAGGGTTTTTCATGTTCATGCTGTGCCTCCTAGTAACGGTACTTTAAAGAACGAACCATCGTTATCGCCTTTGATGCTAAACGAGACATGGAGATGATGGCGATGCTTGTTAATCCCAGTATAAGTTCTCCAGCGCCAAGCGCTTTTGGCGCTTGCAATTTTGCCGTCAAAGATGAGATACGAGATGCGCTTATCAGACTTTGCCAAGAGACGAAGTTGATCCGCCACATCGGGCATGATGTCAGGCTTAGGTCTGCCGGATAAATCGCGGTCAATGTCAATGGCACGAACCCAACCTTCGCCATCTGGATTATGGTCAGACTTACGAGCTGAGTGCCGACTATCGCCGATCCAACCGTCCGAGGTACGATCACGATCGCTGAAGCAGTCATCGAACTGTTCACGAAGTTGTTGTCCTGCCTTGCATAATTTAGGCTTCATCTAAGAACTTCTTAGCCTCAAGTTCGCAACCTTGGCAAGTCCAGCGATATAAATGATTTAGGAATAGTTCTTTATGACCGCATTCAGGGCGAGGTGCAATAAAAGCATCTGCCTCTGGATCGTAGGTATAACCAATTCCTGCATAGTTATAGCGGATATTGCCATTGTAAGAAGTACGAATGCAGGTTTGGCCTCTAAAATTACCGTACCAAGTCTCAGGCTCTAAACCTTCGATTAGTTCAGTTTCGTCAATTCCAACAATTACTTCAGTAACGATCGAGTTATTATCTAAGAACGCGTAGTGTGCCATTAGGAGAAAGTCACCGTTCCTGTTCCTGCTGTAAATGTATAAATCTTAAATCCACCAGATGAAGTATTTGATGAAGTTAATCCACCGCCTACTGATAGTGAATAAGAGTCAGGAAACTTTAGAATTACAACGCCAGATCCACCTGCTCCACCGGCAAACTCTGTACCGCTTGAATCGCTGTGGCCACCTCCGCCGCCACCAGAACCAGTGTTAGCGCTTCCCGCTGTGCCGACAGCATCTGTACCACCAGCGCCACCGCCACCAGAACCACCAGCGCCAGCAGTTGAATTAGAGAAGCTTGATGCACCACCGCCACCGCCTGCGCGAGTTACTGCGCTACCAGTGATCGATGATGAAACTCCGTTACCACCTGCACCAGAATTAGAACCAGATGCATTAGCTCCAACTGCACCCGCTCCGCCACCACCGCCTGTTGGGTATGGAAATGGTGTTGCATTTGAACCACCTGCGTAACCTTGATTAGCAGTTCCAGTTCCACCAGCGTTAATTCCACCACCGCGCTGGCCTCCGCCACCGCCACCAGAACCACCAGTTAAACCATAGCCGTCAGTCTTATCTGGGCCGTAACCACCGCCACCGCCACCTGTTGAAGTAACAGTGCTAAATACTGAATTGCTCCCAGCAGATCCCCATTGAGAAGTGCCACCAGCGCCACCGGCGCCAACAGTAACTGTGAAGTTAGTGCCAAGCGAACAGGTTAAAGCAGATTCGGCACTTGCTCCACCGCCTGATGTTCCTGCTGATGTTCTGTAACCACCTGCACCACCACCACCGCCGCTAGAAAAGCCACCGCCTGCGCCGCCTGCAATAACTAGAAAATCGACTGTTGCTGCTGATTTGCCGCCGACTAATAGTCCAGTAATTACATTTGCGATCATTACGCAATAGCCCCTACAACATACCAAGTATCAGTTGCAGTCTTGATGCAGGCTGCTGATTTGTATTGAGCCAAAGTTGGGCTTGCTGCTGTTGCACCTGCTGAAAGGACTGTAGTCGTGCCGGGCGTTACTGCTGAGATAGTGCAAGTACCTGCGCCAATGTTAAGGACTGTTAAAACTGTGCCAATAGGAAAAGCCGTTGTAGCGTTTGTAGGCAACTTAAAGGCAATGGCAGTTCCCTTGTTCATCAACTGCAATTCTTGATAATTATCGTTGGTTGTGGCTGTGTAGTCGTTGGTCTGTGTAACTACATCGAACTGCACCAAAGAGTTCATCGTGCTGCTTGTCAACACATCGCCAGTAGTAGTCGGGAAGCCTGAAATTGCCATTTATATCTCCTAGTAAGCCAATATGTTAGTGCCGATTATACCTGATATAGACGATCCGATGATGAAGCCTTCAACGATCGGTTCGAGAGTTGTCACAGTCACCCTCATGGAATTGGGCGTGATATTCCAGTCCACTCCTTGCGCTTGCAAAGTCTTAACAATGGTTGAGCCATCTGGTTGAACATTTGTAATCTTGAGATTAGAGAAGTAATCCAGACCAAGCATTGTGGCAGTTGGAACTGCTGGATCAAGCAGATCGACCGTCATGGCATCTATGCGGATCGTTGTCTCTTGACGAGTTGCCACATAGATCTTGGCTATGTTCAAAGTATCTGCATCGGTCTGGGCTACTAGGTTTTCTTGGTTGCTTTGATGCGGGAAGTATTTAGCGATAGAGGCTGCATTTTCTGATACCTGCTGAGTCCCACCCACGCGAGTCATTCCAGCGCTGTTGATGATCAACTTGTCATCGAAGGCAAATACCAAGTTTGTATATGGAATGCCTGTGGTCTGGTTAAACTCGATCGGAGTCTCGCCATACTTCTTGATTACATTGGTGCGGTTGATGAAAACCGCTGTTCCTTCTGTGTCGATATAAAACGCGCCTTGCTCGGAGAACTCTGCGTTCTTGAGGGCATCTAGGGCTGTGCGTGAGGTTGCTGGATCAGCCACACAGGTCGTATTGCCCGTGTCGATCGTGCGCATAGATGCAGGCCATTGAACCTGATCTAATATCTTACCGATACGCGTGCCGGTATCTTGCCCAGCAGTAGCACTAGCGACCGTGGTTACAGCAGCTTGTTGCATAAGTCTAAAAGCATCGGTACAGATTATGTCAACATAGCCTGTCTCTTGGCCTTGAGGATAGGTATATTTATACTCCACCGTATAGCCTGAGAATAAGAAATAGCCAATGCCGCCTACCGTTGCTGAAACACGCAATTTACGAAGCGGAGTTAAATAGCCATAGTACGGGCTGGCTGTGTTTTGAGGATTAAAGTAAGAGTCTGGATCTAATACTCTAATAGTCGCTGTTCCAGCCTCGTAGGTATCGCGCATGATATTGCGACCACGGCGAATGGATATCTGCCGAACATTAGGCGTTAAATCAACTGTTGGTTCTGGAGTAGCAGAAGCAGCAAGAACTCCAGTTCCAAGAATGCCGTATTTTGGATCTCCAATAACGAAGCCAGTACCGAAGGTAGCACCGCTCGTAAAGTCGAAAGATACGCTTATCTGCGCTGGAAGGCTCATGCTCCAAACGAGCCTTTAAGTCTGCCGATAGATGAAGGCGAACCTGATAGTGAACGCTCAAGAAGTCCATTACGAACTGCTTCGACTAGATCAGCCTCTGAAACTACATTGCCT